ACAGTCTTCAAGGGTCTATTATAAATATATATCCATCTTCCTTTAATGGCCCTACAGATATACAAGCTCAATATATAAGGTATCCAAAACCACCTAAATGGACTTACATTAATGTAGCAAATGGTGACCCTGCTTTTAATGCAAGCGCAGCGGATTTTCAAGATTTTGAATTATCCCCAGACGATGAAACATCGTTAGTATTTAAAATACTACAGTATGCGGGAATGTCCATTAGGGATATAGATGCTGCAAGATTTGGAGCAGAACAAGAAATACAAGAAGAACAAAAAGAAAACTAATGGCATACTTAACAGAGTTTCAATATTACGTTAACAGTAATCAAACACCTTCTAATGCTAATTGGGGGTCTTATCAATACGTGTCTTTAAGTGATATAGTTAATAATTTTAATTTAATGTATGAAGGAAACCATTCATTAATAAATAACGAAGAACGGTATAAAATATTGTTTCACACAAAAAGAGGAATACAAGAATTAAACTACGATGCATTTAAAGAAATTAAAGCTTTAGAATTAAAGGTTTTTGATACTTTAACTTTTACGTTGCCATCAGACTATGTTAACTGGGTAAGAATATCTTTATATAAAAATGGTTACTTAAGACCATTAACTGAAAATATACAGGTTAATTCAGCGGCATCTTACTTACAAAGTTCTAGTGGGACACTGTCTTTTAATTCAAATGGAACTGTACAAACAGCTACATCAAATTTAGATACTCAAAGAATATCAGGTGCTCAACAAAGTATTTATTTAAACAGAAATAATTCAAATAATAATTCTTCACCTATTAACGCTGATAATCCAGATGCTTGGAGAGATTATAATATAGGAACCAGGTATGGTCTTAATACAGAAACCGCCAACTTTAATCCTACTTTTAGGATAGATAAAAAAGCGGGAGTAATAAATTTTGATTCTACTATGGTAAACGAACAGTGTGTAATAGAATATATATCAGATGGCATGGAAGGAGGAAATGATGCCGCCGTGAGTGTAAATAAAATGTTTGAAGATTATTTATATGCTTACGTAAAATATGCAGTTTTAAATAATAAATTTGGAGTACAAGAATATATAATAAATAGAGCTAGAAAAGATAAAAGTTCTTTATTAAGAAACGCAAAAATAAGATTAAGCAACATTCATCCAGGAAGATTATTAATGAATCTAAGAGGAGAAAACAAGTGGATTAAATAAAATGGCAAATATTCTAAGAAATTTTGTACTAGGGCGCATGAACAAAAGCCTTGATGAAAGACTAGTTCCTCAAGGAGAATATGTAGACGCTTTAAATGTAAGGCTTGGATCAACGGAGTCTTCTGAGATTGGATCGGTTGAAAACTCAAAAGGTAATACTCAGTTAACATTTTTACAATATGAAGAGACGGGAAGTACTACTGGCGCACAAAAACTAAGTGCAGAAGCTAGGTGTTTGGGTGTTTATGAAGATGGGACAAATGATAGAATATATTGGTTTGTTCATGATCCTGCATTTCCTGTAGGACTTACAGGAAAATTAGACTTAATAGTTTCTTTAAACCCTACAACAAATAATTTAGCTTATCATGTAGTAAGTATTGACGACGGTTCTGCATCTAATACCACTTTGAATTTTAATCCTATTCATCTAATTACAGCAGTTGATAAAATAGGAGACTTGTTATTTTTTACAGATAATTTTAATCCTCCTAGAGTAATTAATGTATTGTCTAATTATCCAAATCCTAATTTTAATTTAGATATAGTGACTGCTGAGGAATTGATGGTTATAAAAAAACCCCCTATATCAGCTCCTACATTAACTCTTAAAGCACAACGATTAGAAGCGGATGACTATTTAGAAACAAGGTTTATTTGTTTTGCTTATCGTTATCAATATGCCAATGGTGAATATTCCGCTACTTCTCAATGGTCACCACCGGCTTTTGATCCTGACATATATCGCTATAGTTTTTCTAGTAATTTAAATGATGGAATGCTTAATACTATAACAGGTGTAGATGTTCAGTTTAATACTGGTAGTCCATTAGTAAAAGCGATAGAAATCCTTTATAAAGAAAGCTCAGACAATATTATTAAAATAAGCACGAAACTTGATAAAGGACAAGAAGGATATGCAAATAATACTAATTATACTTTTTCTTTTAATAACAGTAAAATATTTACTGTTCTTCCACAATCTGAATTATTAAGGCTTTACGATAATGTTCCTATAAAAGCTAGAGCTCAAACAATAATGGGTAATAGGCTAGTGTATGGAAATTATATTGAAGGATATGATTTGAAAGATTTATACAATGATCCTTTAAAATTAGAGTTTTCTGCTAACTTAGTACAGAGCCAATCTACAAATACTAATTTAGTATGTACTAGTGAAACTGGATCTTATACTTATAATTCATCTGGAACTACTATTAATGTTGCTGATTCACAGGGGTCAGTAAGTTTTGGGTCTGTTAATACTTTGACAGATTTAAAAGCAGGATCAGGGTTTACTCTCACTTACGTTTATGAACACAGTCAGTTTGATCCTAACGGCGAACAGCCAACAAGTACAACTCCAAATACTGAAATACAATTTGTTTATACATTACCATCTGATTTTTCTTCTTTATTTGATTTATTAAATTCAGAAGATTTTAAAGACGCTATAGGAACACAAACGAATATTCAACTAGTGTTTGGATCACCAAATTCATGTGCAGGGTTTACAATGACTGATAATGTAAACTGTCAGATACCTTCAACACTTACAACGGCAACAGGGAATGTTACTAAGGCACAAAGTGGTATAACAAATGCAACTGCTGCTCCAGGGCAATTAGGACAGCCTATTGTTATAAACAATCTTACACCAAGTGTAACTGCATTAAAGTTTCAGTTACCAGCTATGCGATTTGTAGTTGACCCTGCAAATCCTTCAGGAGGAGCGTGGGAGTTTTATAAAATAATCTCTATTGATGCGACGTTTTTTGAGGTTGGAGTTCCTAGAAGTTTACATAGTAATAGAGGCTACGAAATAGGAATTGTTTATATGGATGAATTTTTAAGATCATCTACAGCTTTAGTAAGTGCAAACAATACAGTACAAACAACGTGTGCAAATTCACGTACGATAAATCAAATTCAGGTAACTATACCTTGGGGTCAAAGAGCGCCCTTTTGGGCTAAGTATTATAAGTTTGTTATAAAACCGGATCAGTCAACGTATGAAACTATTTATTCTGAAACTTTTTTTAGAGATCCAAGATCTAATAGTGTGTATTTTTTACTAGAAGGAGAGCAGGCTGCTAAAATAGAAACAGGTCAGGAACTGATTGTTAAAAGAGATAGCGGGGGCGCAGTAGAGCAATGTACTTACGCAACGGTAATAGAAAAATCTTCAAAATCAGAAGGTTTTTTATCCATCTTAAATCCTTTAGACCCAGGGACTGTAACAGAGCCTAATTATGTTTTGGTGCCCGCAGGAGGTTATATGGAAATAGTACCTAATGGTTTTAACATAACATCTTCTGAAGAAACTGGAGGTAATAGAATCGCTTATGCTGCTGAAACTATTACTTTCCCTATCTATGTTAACACAGGGGGGTGGCCTGTGGGAAGGGCAAGAGTAAATGTTTTAAATCCTGCTGGAACTGCATATGTTGATTATAGTATTCCTGTTAACAGCTCTATAACAATTACTATTAAACAATGGAGACAAGGTGGGAGAAGTGGATGTGAATATAGGGAAAACACTTATACATCTCCTGAGTTAATTTCAAATGCTAACTATACTGATTTTAAAGCATGGTTTGAGGGAGATAATATTGATGAATTAATTGTAAGGGATAGTGTATCAGATACGGGAGATGGAAGTCCTTTAACAAATGTGTATACTTCTGGAGCTCCATTAACAGCTGCATCCGACCCAGTAGAAACCGTTACTTCTGCAGAATTTCCAGTAGCAAACTCTCCTTTAAACTCTAGTTCTCAAACTCCTAATGGAGTAAATTATTATCAGTTTTATAGAAATTCAGATGATAATGGTTTGTGGTTATTAGCTACGGGAGCGCGCAGTTGTCAGGCTGGTG